TTAATCAAACCTTTATCATATAATACTGCTGCATTATCTAATAATACTTTTGATTTACCTGTACCCATTTCCATAAAGTACGCAAAATTTTCTTTATCCCAAGATGCGTCTAATGCATCTAATTGATGGCCATAAGGCTTAGTTTTAAATTTGTAGTTCATTTGCTTTTTCTTTCTAATTTGTTATATAATGTACAAAAGGATAAAAGTCAATGAACAAAGTTTATTTAGTACAAGACATTCCTGTTGATAGGGAATCTGGTCAACCCAAATACAATGTAATGGGCGCACAAAAATATGGCGAGATTACGGTTATGCTTCCTGCAAAAGCACAAATGATTTTTTCTCCTGGTCCATTGATTTTTCAAATCAGAGATAAATTAAAAAATTTTACAACCGACGATTACTTATTATTATCTGGTGATCCTGCAATTATCGGAGTGACATGTTCTGTTGTTTCTGATATGACCAATGGCAAATACAAGTTGTTAAAATGGGACAGACAAGAAAAAACTTACTATCCACTAGAGATAAATATTTTTCAAAACTAGTATTGACATTTCAATATAATAATCCTATATACCTTTTATGAAAGGAAATATTATGGATATAAATTTAAGAGCAGATGCACCCGATCAATCAGATATTATTGATCCTAAAAAATTATCAGAAGAAGTTGAGAAATTAAAATCTATTCAAGCTAATATAAAATCAAAAGAAGACGAAATAAAAACTTTAAAGGAAGATGAAAAATATTATAGTTGTTTAGTTATTCCAAAGTTAATGGAAGACATGAATCTAAAAAGTTTAAAACTTAAAGATGGTTCTGAACTTACAATCAAACAAATTTATAGTGCCTCAATGAGAGCGGATAAAAAACCGGAGGCGATAAAATGGCTTCGAGACAATGGCTTAGGTGATATTGTAAAAAATAATATTACAGTAACATTTGGCCAAGGCGAAGATAACAAGGCTGTCGAATATGCTGGCCTTGCGAGGGAGCGTGGCTATGAACCAACTCAAGACGAGAAGGTTCACCACGCTTCACTCACAGTAGTGATGAAGGATTTCAAAGAAAAAGGTAACGAAATTCCTGCTGATCTATTTAGTACGTTTGATGGAAATCAAACTAAATTAAAAAATAAATAATAACGATTAAATAATAGGAGACATATATGAGTACAGAAAGTACAATCGTAAAAAAAGATAGTGCAGGTGCATTATCTACAATTAACCTAAGAGCTGATTCAGGTAAAGGAACTGAAGAGTTAAGATCGGATGATGTATCAACACCGATTTTAAAAATACTTCATCAGTTATCACCTGAGTGTAACTCAAGAAACGCAAAATACGTTGAAGGTGCAAAACCTGGAATGATCTATTCTGGTAGTTTTGGAAATTTAATTGATGGTGAGAAGGGACTAGATATAGTTGTTGCTCATACTCAAACTAGATTTCCGGAATGGCAAGAAAGAGGAGATAGCGCAGCTGCTCCAGTAGGAACTCATTTAGATATACCTACAGATGCCGTCGAAGAAAAGAATGGTAGATACAGATTACCTAATGGTAACTATGTGGAAAAAACAATGTATTTCTATGTAATAGCTATTGTTGGTAAAGAGTTTAGAAAAGCTGTTATTGCCATGAGATCATCTAATTTAACTCCAGGTAGAGAGTTAAACAACTTGATTGCTAACTTGAGAATGGAAGATTCACAAGGTACATTTCAACCAGCGGCTTACACTGCAGTGTTCAACTTAAAAACAGTTGGAAAAAACTGGGGTGATAAAAGTTGGCATGTGTACAAACCATCATTAGTAAAAATGTTAGATGTATCCACGGGTATGGATGCTGAAGCTTATACTATGGCACAGAATCTACAGAAAGAAGTTTCTAAAGGTTCTGCTAAACCTACGTATGATAAAGTTGAAAACAAAAATACTAAAGACATTATCTAATTCCGTAAAGGAATGTAGCTACGGAGGCGATAAAGGGAGACTGGAGTCGCCTCTAAAAATTAATAGGACAGGATTAAATGCAGGAATATATAAAGTACTTTACAGGCTTAAAAAGAAATTATGGAGTTTGCAAAACAACTGAAGGTTTTGTAGATGCTGAAACAGGTAAGAAAAGATATCCACACGAATGGTCTTCAATACCTTTAATAGAACAAGATTATTTAGATCATCTATCTGGTAAAAAATCTATCGGTATACAACCATGTACTGATGAAGGTAAAGCTAGATTTGGTGCAATTGATGTAGACAAATATCCAATAGATAGAAAATTTTATTTAAATATTATACAAGAAAAAAAGCTTCCGATCATACCTGTCCTGTCGAAGAGTGGTGGACTACATTTATATGTGTTCACCACTGAGTTTGTAAAAACAAAAGCGATAAGAGATTTTTTAGAACAGGTTTTATTTTTATTTAAACTACCAATCAGTACAGAAATATTTCCAAAGCAAACTTCATTAGGTGAAAATGCAGATGGTGAAAAAACTAACGGTAATTTTATAAACTTACCTTACAATAGTATTTCAAGAAAAGCATTACTTCCAGATGGTGAAGAAATGCAAATTGATATGTTTTTAAAAGTTATTGAAGCTAATGCACAAACAGAAGCACAACTAAAAGATATACAAAAAAGAATTGTTGAAGAAGAACTATCAGGAGGTGGGGAAGAATTTGTAGATGGTCCACCATGTTTAGGAATATTAACTAAAAACATAATGAAAGATGGTAGAGATAGATTTTTATATAATTATATGGTGTTTGCTAAAAAGAAATATCCAGATAAATGGCAAGGAAAAGTTATAGAAGCTGCTAGAAAATATTTTGAGTTTGATACTAATTGGACAGATATACATGTTAATCAAAAAATTAAAAGTTGGAGTAAAGATACTAAAGGTCATACTTGTAATGATCCATTACTAGCACCAGTTTGTGTTAAATCAGAATGTGTTAAAAGAAAATTTGGAATTATATCTGATAATAAACCAGTATGGCCAGCATTATATGCATTACAAAAACTAAATATAAAACCTACACCTGAATGGTATTTTACTGTTAAAAACGAAGAAGGACAAACAAAACAAGTGCATGCAAAAAATGTGCATAGAATAGAAAGTCAAAAAGAATTAAGAGCATTGTTAATGGAACAAGTCCATGTTGTAGTACCAACAGTTAAGGCTAATGACTTTTATGAAATACTAAAAAACTTATTTGAAAAATCTAAAATAGAAATATTAGAACCTGCAGAAGGAACTAATCCATCTGACATATTAAAAGCACATATACAAAGATATATAAATGATCCTGAAGCTGAAAAGTATCATTCATTTAGAAGTGGTAGACCATTATTAGATGATGAGTATGCATATTTTTTATACAGTTCATTTTATGATGATTTAAAAACATACGAATGGAAAGAATCTTCAGCTAAAACATCACTAATGATTAAAGCATTATTTCCTAGTAAGAAACCAGAAGACCAAGCTAAGTTTGACCATAGTAAAAAATTTCCTGGAAAAGATTCTGACAACAAACAATATCCACCATTAAAAACTTTACGAATACCACTAAAGTATTTTGAAAGTGAAGAAGAAGTTAATGAACAAATAGAATTTGAAAGCGAAGAAAATATTGTATGATTTATAAATACTATGGACCACCAGGTACAGGTAAAACATTTAAATTAATTAGTAGAGCTAAAGCATACGCAAGATTAGGAACACCACTTCATAAAATAGGTTACTTTGCATTTAGTAAAAAAGCTGCTGGTGTTGCAAAAGAAAGAATGCCTGCAAGTGATAAAAACTTACCTTATTTTCAAACACTACACTCTTTTTGTTTTAATTATTTAGATTTAAACAAAGAAGATATTATGCAGCCTTATCATTACGAAAAGTTTGGTAAAGAAATAAATGTAAAAGTAAAATACGCAGACAAATATAACAAAGAAGAAATTAATTATCTAACTTGTGACAATCCTTATTTTCAATTAATACATAAAGCAGTTAATAAATGCATTAGTGTTAAAGAAGAATATAAATTATGGGAGCATAATCCTAAAGAAATATTATGGCCAACTTTAAAATATATTAGTGACAATTTAGTAGAATATAAAAATGCTAAAAATTTATATGACTTTAATGATTTAGTCGATCTAACTATTAAATCTAAAAACAAAGAAGACTTTCCTACATTCAAAGCAGTGTTTATAGATGAAGCTCAAGATCTATCACCATTACAATGGAAACTATTTGATGTGTTTAAACAAAAATCAAAAGATGTGTATCTTGCAGGAGATGATGACCAGGCTATATTTGTATGGGCGGGTGCAGATGTTGAAAGATTTATTAAAGAACCGGCTAAAGAAAGGGTCCTAAAGTACTCAAAACGTGTGTCTAGAACCGTCCAGGAGGAGTCTCAGAAGCCAATTGAAAGAATTTTAGGTATGAGGAAGGAAAAACATTATTTACCCAGAGATTTTGAAGGAGAATCATTAACTATATCTAATTTAAATCAAATAGATTTAACTAAAGGTAAGTGGTTAATATTAAGTAGAACTATATCTAAACAATTAAAAATAGCTAAAGAATTAAAAAAGAAAAATTTATATTATCAAACCAACAAAGGTAAAAGTTTTAATGTCGGAATGTATAATGCAGCAATAGCTTATACTAAATGGATACGTGAAGGTAAATTAGAAGAAAAAGAAATTAATGACGTAAGAGATTTTATTCCTAATGGTAATTGGGATCCTGAAAAAAATTGGTATGATATTTTTGTTAGTGATCAGAAAGAAAAACTGTACATAAAAAATATGTTAGACAATAAAGAAAATTTAAATGCTAAAGCTAGAATATGGCTATCTACTATACATGCAGCAAAAGGTGGAGAAGAAGATAATGTAATTTTATGTTTAGATATGGGAAATAAAATTCTTAAATCTATTAAACGCAGTCAACAAAGAAATGACGAAGAGCATAGAGTCTGGTACGTAGGGACCACAAGAGCAAGAAATAACCTATACAAACTAAAAGCAAAAATAAAAAGAACGGGGTATCAATTATGAGAGTTTTAACATCAGATATATTTTTAACATTCTGTATATGGTTTTTTATTATGGAGACAATTAAATGACACATAAAGATATATTTAAAGATTCATTTCCACAAGATAAGCAGATAGGCGGGAGTCATTACAAAGACTTTCACATTCAACCTTACGAATTTATTTCTAAGAACGACCTTTCCTTTTTTCAAGGGAATGTTATAAAATATGTTTGTCGCTATAAAAACAAAGCCGGAATACAAGACCTTGAAAAAATAATTCATTATTGTGAATTAGAGATTAAAACAATGAAAGATCTAAAAAAGAAATGATTATACCTCAGACAGAATGGTTAGTACCTACAGAGTATCCTGATTTAAGATCAGCAGAAGAAATTGCTATTGACTTAGAGACACGTGATCCAGACTTAAAAAAATTAGGTTCAGGGGCTATCACAAGTAATGGTGAAGTTGTAGGTATAGCTGTTGCTGTTGATGGTTGGAAAGGTTACTTTCCTATTGCTCATGAGATTGGTCCAAACATGGATCGTAAAAAAGTTTTAGATTGGTTTACTGATGTGTGTTCATCACCTGCTACAAAAATATTTCATAATGCTATGTATGACGTATGTTGGATACGTAATTTAGGTATAAAAATCAATGGTTTAATAGTAGATACTATGATTGCAGCGTCATTAATTGATGAGAATAGATTCTCTTATACCTTAAATACTATGTCATGGGCTTATCTTAACAAAGGTAAAAATGAAGCTAGACTAATAGAGGCTGCAAAAGAAAGAGGACTAGATGCAAAAGCAGAAATGTGGAGACTACCTGCTATGGAAGTTGGATCTTATGCTGAAGCAGATGCATCACTTACATTGGAACTTTGGCAAAAATTTAAAAAAATAATTATTGAAGATGACTTACAAAATGTTTTTAATTTGGAGACTGATCTTTTTCCTTGTTTGGTTGATATGCGCTTCCTAGGGGTGCGGGTAGATGTCGAGAAAGCCAATCAATTGAAAACAGCACTGGCAATAAAAGAACAAAACCTAATACAACAAATAAAAATAGAAACAGGAGTAGAAGTTCAGTTAATGGCGGCAAGAAGTATTGCACCACTTTTTGATAAATTAAATTTACCTTATTCAAGAACTGAGAAGTCTGATGAGCCATCATTTACTAAAAACTTTCTTGTTACACATAAACATCCTGTAGTACGTATGATAGCAGAAGCTAGAAAAATAAACAAGGTCAGAACTACATTTATTGATTCTATTATTAAACATGAACATAAGGGTAGAATACATGCAGATATAAATCAAATTAGATCTGATGATGGAGGCACAGTTACAGGTAGATTTAGTTATTCTAATCCTAACCTACAACAAATTCCAGCACGTGATCCAGATACAGGACCACTAATAAGAAGTTTATTTATACCAGAAGAAGGGTGCAGGTGGGGTACATTTGACTACTCGCAACAGGAACCAAGGCTTGTTGCACACTATGCATTAAAATTTCAACTACCTTCTGTAAATGATATTGCAGATTCATATGAAAATGATCCTTCAACAGACTTTCACAAGATTGTTGCAGAGATGGCAGAGATACCTAGATCACAAGCAAAAACAATTAATCTTGGATTATTTTATGGCATGGGTAAAACTAAACTTATGGTAGAATTAGGAGTAACTAAAGAAAAGTCTGAAGAATTATTTAAAAAGTATCACGACAGAGCACCTTTTGTAAAACAGTTGATGAATAAAGTTATGAATGCAGCATTAAACAAAGGACAAATAAAAACATTATTAGAGAGACGTTGTAGGTTTCCTAAATATGAACCTATTTTAAAAGGTAGTGATTGGGGTAAATATATACCTGCAGAAGATGAAGAACGTATGAAAGAGTTACAAGAAATGGGACCTATATTAAAAGATTTTGAAGGCAATGTAATAAAAGAAAAAGATGGTAAGCCTAAAAAAAATTATTGGCATAACAATCCAACACGTAGAGCGTTTACATACAAAGCTTTAAATAAATTAATTCAAGGTAGTGCTGCAGACATGACCAAAAAAGCAATGGTTGACTTATACAAAGAAGGACATTTAGCACATATACAGATACATGATGAACTTGATTTTTCTATTGAATCAAAAGAACAAGCTGATAAGATTAAAAAAATAATGGAACAAGCAGTAGACTTGGAAGTTCCAAATAAAGTTGATTATGAATCTGGACCTAACTGGGGAGAGATAAAATAAATTATGGCTTATTTAAATGCGGACATACCACCTATCTACTGTAAAATACGTAAGGAGTATTTATATGATTTGGAAAAACATCAAGGAGAATCTGTTGACTGCTGTGTCTTTAGTGTGGTCTCTATTACAGATAGGGCTCTCTTATTTAATATTAT